CTAAGGGCATTATTGATATTAGATGGTAGCATACCCTCTGCAACAGATACTGAATTAGATGCTGTTGCTGAGTTACTGCCTGCTGTTGTATCGTATTTTCCTATATATGTTCCTGCCATTTATTCTCCTATTTAAAATCCTAAAACTAAAGTTTTACCAGTACCTGATAATGAGGGTATCATTCCAGAAACTAAAGCATTTCCATTAATATTTAAATCTCCTCCTAAAGTTGGAGATGAATCTTCATTAACAGAATCAATTCCTGTTCCATCTGAATTCATAAAAAAATCAAATGCTTTATTGCTTTCGGTATTATCTTTATTAATTAATTCATTAACACTAGATTCCAATTGTCTTTGGAAGTATTCTTGTGTTTCCATTGAATATCTTACATTGTCTATATTAATTTTATCACTCATCTTACTCCTGCTTTTGTTGCTGAAAGATCTATGCCTTGTGCATGATCAAAACTTGTTCCTGATGCTATCTTAACATTAGTTCTAATATATCTTCCTGATTCTCTAACTGGATTAACACCACTTGTTACTGTAGATACTGAAGAAGATTCTGAAGCTGTATCTTGTAGTCTTTCTCTTGTTTTAATTGTAACAGTTGATGCTGCATTTATAATAGGTCTAACACCTAAAATATTAGATCTTAAACCTGGATAAGGTTCTACTTCATCTGTTTCTATTTCAGAAATATTTGAATTTCCAGAAAAGATTGAAGCTTTATAATCTGAATCAATAGCTCCTAATAATTGCTGACCACCAGACCAAAAATCTGTATCTAATGCAGCATTAATATTTTCTAAGTTTTCAGATATAATATCCATTAATTCAACTGTATAAGCTCCTACAAATTGAGAAAATATTGTACTTGCATTAGCTTCAGCTAATGACCATTTCTTAGTAACATAATTATAAATAATAATTCTATCACATATACCTGTTGTGTTTGTTGTATTATTAACAGACGGGTATAACCACATAGCTAATTGATTGAAGGGATCTACTGCTGCACAGATTCTATCTGTGTAAGCTTTATTAAGATCTAAATCAAAAAATCTATTAATTTTTTCTGCACCAATGGGAACTACTGTATCGCCTTGTATTTCATAGAAACCATCATCAGCATAAAAGAATACTCGTCTATTATCTTGGCAGACTGCTCTTGCATAAACAGCTCCTCTATTTGGTGAGATCACAGATAGTCTAAATACTACAGATCCACCCACATAGTCCATACGAATGATTTGGTTTTGTCTAAATACGTAACCAACTTCACCTGATGTTATAGCTGTAACCCTTCCACCAGAACCTGGTAGATCTTGTGAATCAGATTGTTTACCTGACCATGTAGCAATATCATTAATACCTGCCCATTGAATTCTGTTTGTTGCACCTGATATATTTCCTGTAACTAGAAAATCTCGAACAACTCCTGAAACTTTAAATAAAGGTGCTGTTCCTGCAGTAACAATTGTACTTAGATCTGCAAAAGCAGTTGATGTTCCCATTAAATAATATTGAACTGCATCAACTCCATTACTTACAATAACGTATTCACCAAATTGTGTAAAGGTAATAAAATCAGTTGTTTCTCCTGTTAATGGAGAGCCACCAGTAAAATTAGTAACAGCCATTCTAGTAGTATCTGAAGAAGTAACAGTAAGATTATCATTACCTACTGCTGCTCTAGTTACAGTAACTACATTTGCTGCTGGATTAACTGCTGAAAAATTAGCGTGAGCATTGATAGCAGTATAAATATTATCTGCTGTAGTATCATTTGATTCATTATGAAAAAATTTATTTGTAGCAGGTGTTCCTGTACCAGCACCTTGACAAGTAAATGTAACTGCAACGCCAGCATGTGTTGTTAAAACAATAGTTGAATCAGTTGCTATGTTCGAATAATCAGTAACTGTAATTGTGCAAGTCGCATAAGAGTTTGATAATAATGTTCCACTTGCACCTACATCCGAAAATGTTCCTGATGTTAATTTATATATAGTATCTTTAGTAGCTACAAAGTTATAAACTGTATTTGAATTATCTCTGAAAGATCCAGCTCCTCTGGAATCTTTGATAATAGTATTTGTGCTATAGTCAACTAAAGAAGGAAATCTTTTATAACTGTTCTGTGCATAGTAAACATTAGTTGCTACGTTAGCACCTTTCTTTAGATGATCAGGTTGATCAGGTAGCCATTCTCCAAAAGGTAATTGCATTATCTGTTCCTATAAAATGATAGATCGGTTTGAACATCTGTTCTTTGAACAACAGGTGCTCCACCATATGAATCTTGTTTGTCGTTATTCTCGCATCTTTCTAATGATGCAATATACATTTGTAACCAATTTTGAGTTTGTGTTGGATCCATTCCACCTAAGAAATTAGATGAATGATAAAGACTACCATATAAATAGATTCCAGGATGTTTAGCTAAGATTGGATTTGATGCATTAGAAGCACTAAGAGCTGCTATATCTTTATAATATGATAAGTAGCCAGTATAAGTAGTATCAGGTTTAGGACCAAATCTAAATTGTTCAGTTTCGTTATCTGCTTCTATAGTATAAGAACGTGGTCTTCCACTTCTTGAACCACCTCTAATTTCAAATAAATTATGTGGTGTAATATATTCTAGTGGATATTTAACACTAGATAATAAAATATAAAATGATCTAACAGATATAAAGCCAGTAGGTACTGTTACAGTTTCAGAATCAATAGTAACAGTATCTATTTGTTCCATCTGTCTAATTCTTAACTTGGCATTATAATCTGCTTCAGTAAGTTTAATAAAATCATCAGCTATCTCATCAGTCAAATCACTTCTATTTAACCAGTTAGCGATTGATGTTTTTAATTCTGTATACGTTGATATAGCCATTATAAATTTCCTTTTGCAGTTCTAAAATATTTAAACTCACTACTATTTAATTTAGTTCTCATTATTTTTTTTTGTGTATCTTTAGGTAATCCCCACCAGTTATTACTTCCATTATATTCTTTAGTCCATATCTGAAGAATAATAGGAGGGACACTAGCAATTCTTCTCATATCTTTTGAGGCTGTATAGCCATCATTTTGATTATAGAGTTTTTTATTTCTATCTAGTAAGGGGTTAAGATTTTGTTGGCTATTAATGGTTAGTTTACCATCAGACTCTTGTATATAACGAGTCTTAACTCCTGCATCCCATTCGGTTGATCTTACCTTTGTCATTACTCTGTTAGTTCAGTAACGTATAATTCTCCATCACTACCACCAACTCTTAATACTGCAATTTTTTCTCCAGCTGAAACTTTAATAGTTTCAACTTCTGCTGCAGGTAAGTATGTTGTGGTTACTGCTGCTGTTGGTGAGACTGCTACGTGTATATGACAAGCAATAGTGCTTACTACTCTTATATATTCTGTACCATCTGTAAATGCTGCACTTGCAGAAGATGAAGAAGCTGAAGTCAATTTCAGTACAGTTCCGTGTCTTAATCCATAGTTCATGTTTTGTTCTCCTTTTGTTTAGGGGATGTTTCCATCCCCTGAATTAATTATCTTCTTATTACAAATGTTACGTAAAGTACGCTAGCATTAGTTGAAGCACCATCGGTAATCATTTCGATAGTTCCACCTTCAGATACTTCATTAGCTGCTGTAGGTTCTGCTGTGTCTACATCGCCTACTGCTGATCCTGAATATGCAACAGTAATTGCTCCACCTGTAATAGCAGTTCCACCTATTTCGAAAGTGATTGCGCCATTAGCAGTTGCAATAACTGCTTGAAGTGCTGTAAAGATTTTTATTACTTTTCCACCATCAGGGATTGGTACAAATGTACTAGATGCTGTACTGATGTTGGCGATTTTTGCTGTTATAAAATAGTCGTTTAATGTTCTCATTTTGTTCTTTCATTGTTCCGTCTTTAACCCCTCTCAAGACTTCAATGTTATTATAATGGTAGGCGAGTAGAATTGAGGTTACTCGCCTATCCACGTGTTAATGATTAACTAGTTGTTAAGTCTGCTACAACGCCTGAAGCAGCTTCGTTTCTTGATTCTAGAGTTGCCTCTAAAAGAAGTTGTCTTTTTTCTGAGTCTCCAGTTTTTGACAATTCATGCATTGTGAAGTCTCTTAAGAAAGCTACTCCAAAATAATCCATGTCTAATACCCAAGCATCTCTATCTCTAGAGAACCTGTTAGGTACTACTTGTAATTGACCAAAGTCAGAAGCGTAAACATCTACTGATGTGTATAAAGTTGCATCAGCACCTGCATCAAATCTTGTACTGTTACCAGTGAAACCTGACAATTTTTGCTTA